TGCTATCTCTCGCCATCTTGGATATTCTCGAAGTTTTCGCTTGCAACCTCTGATAGTTGCTTTCTCATCAATTTCCGGCAATAGCATTGTTCTATCCTCTTTGGTATAATAGTAGTGTTGACTTTCAAAGAGTGCCGGCCATCGTGTCGGTCTTTTTTATTTTAGCTCAAGAAACGTTAAGAGATTTTATTGAAAAGATAGAATACGTACTTATTCTTGGGGTGTTTCTCAAGCCTTTTATCACCTCCTTTCTAGCCATCGACACCAGCAAGATCTTTGGCTTTGTTTTTGTAACGCAATGATATCAATAAGAAAGAGGGTTTTTCACATCCTTTTTTCTTAAAATTTGCTGGGTTTGTTTGGACAAGGTCTGTCAGCTTGTCCGTGTCGAAAAGTGTTCAAGCCACTAAAATTAGTGTATTTGACAGACTAACAGCCAGTGACGGAATCGAACCGTCTTAAACCACTCTGGCTACACACCCATCGCTAATGCTGTGTATAATGCACGTTTAACGCTGGGTTTCTCACGGCCTACCTTGCCTTTATTACGATATTTAAGAATGATGCGATCAACTTCATCGTCCAACCTTTCAGACCACTCGTAGTTATTGAAAACGTAATCAATGATTTCGCTGAATAGCCCTCTTGAAAGTAGCCCTTCCATTTGAATTGCCTTCAGTGGAGTTAGTGCGGCTTTTTCCGCATAGCACAGATTGAGGGCGTTTTGGGTATTGTTAGCTTGCTTTTGGTTGCACCCTTTAACCTCTCTAATATAGCTATTTAGATTGTTAGGGTGTTCCTTGCGTAATCCTTCCACTTCTTCACAGAAACGCTTGAATAAGTGTTCTGGCAGTCCTGCGTTGGTTTTATCCAACACCGGTTTAGTGGTTTTGCCCCTTGTATAGTGCGTAGACAGATAGTCTTGCAGGTCGTTGAATAACTCATCGGAAATAATGCCTTCTAATCTGTCGACTGTCGCTGGCGATATCCTCGCACGCTCCACGACTGCGGCGTTGAATGCTTGATATATGATGCGGGCTTGCAGTTCGTCGCATTGCTTCACATCTTGGAAAAACTGCTTATAAGAGCCTTTTTTATGTGCTTGCTTAAGTGCTTCATGTTCACTGACCAACCTCTGATATAATTCTGGTGTCAGTCCGGAATATTTGTATTTCACGCTCATGAGCTTACCTCTTTATCACCTTCTGATGCAGCACCAATGCTTCGATTGTAAGTTCCGTGAAATCGTAGACATCAAATGTAGCGCTCATGCTCTTGTTAAGTGGAATAAACATCCTTGCTGTTCCTCTTGCGTCTGTAAACGTAGAGATAGAAAGATTTCGCTTCATCCAAGCATGTTTCATGCTTTCGTCATAAGCCTTACTAAATGTTTTGATATACTGTTTCTTTCGTTGTCGTTTGTTCATTGCTCCACCTCTAACAGTTCTGTATTTACGCCGTCAAGTAACTCACCGTCCTCCCATATATTTCCGATGATTTCTCTTGAATTAGCTATGCTGCATAATCGTTCAAAATTATTGTATCTGAGCAAACTATTCGTCCACATTCCTAAGTCAATATTGAATTTGACTACACCGTTCAACAGTCCGTCTGTCGAGTCAATAATATCCCCTTCGAAGATTTCTTTGCCATGTTTATCGGTTAGTCCAGTTGATTGCATTAAAACGAAATCGTTCTTTTTACACATCCAAGTAATGGCGTCTCCAATAAAATCAAGCTCACCGTTGTTGAAATGAATTTCCTCCACGTCTATCATTTCTTTGTCTTTTTTAAGCCACGCTCTATATCTTGGTATCATTGTCCTCTCCATTCCTAAGCCTCTGCTACTGGGAAGTGGATTTCCCCGATAACGAGAGAGGCCACGCTATAATAATGGCCACCATTCCCGTCATTAGCTTCACATTCAGCTAGGGCTATTGGGTTCTGGTTATGATAAATGGTAACCGTGTTCGTACTGGTAGTTTCTTCCCAATCACTTTCCTCTTTTACTTGTTCTCCAATTTTAATATCGGTGATAATAGCGTCTAGCTTGGCATCTTTGAACTCCCCGCCCGCATAGGCGCAACAATCACTTTCTGACATTTCAATAGTGACCCTTGTGCTGTCTTCAAGCAACAGAAAGTCTTTATCCCATTTCACGATGCGCTTGTGGAGCAACATCTCTTTAAGTTCTTCTAACGAGCCATACCTTGCATTCTCCCAATCGGGCTCGCAGTAGTTTGGTAGTTTAATGGTTTCTGTCATCTTAACTCCCTCTCTCCTTCAAATAGCTAGGGATATCATCCCCAACCTGTACGCTGTCGTACTGCTCCTTGCTGACAAGGAATTTCCCGTAAGCGCCACAATCAATAGTGTAGAGTTTTCCTACCATAGATTTTCCAGTAACCTTGCCATGTAATTCCACGGCATTATCAGCCTTGTGGATAACCACGGTCTCGATTGGTCTGTTAACCACTCGTAGGACAGTAGTCACGTTAATAGCTAGTGATACTATTAGTAGAATAGTGGCGACTGCCAGCTCATTATAAATCTTCCTCTTTGACGAATGTTCCATTTACCATCTTTCCCTTTCTATTCTTAATTTCCTCGTATGCAATACCGAGACACTCAGTGACATCAAGATCTAATTGATGTGCTAGCACGATAATCGTTACTAGCGTGTCACCGATTGCATCTTTAAGTGCTGCTTGCGGTTCCGTGAATTTCGTCGGTTTCAAGAGTACATCTCGAATTTCTCCGACTTCTTCCGTGATACGCATCCACTGAATTTTAGGGTCAGCTTGCTTTAATCCACGGCTGTCTGCCCAATGGTTGATTTTATTGATTAGATTGTTCATCCGTTACCTCCGTTACTTCAACGCCTTCACAGTTAAATACCCATTCAAAGCCGTTAGACTCTAGCTCTTTGCGGGTGTGGTGTGCTCGAAATCTTTCAAGTTCTGTTTTCGATGCAAAAAGCCATCTTTGAGTGTTTGTATCTCGATTGAGGTATTTACTGTATCCACCAATCCCTTTAATCCGAACCGTATACCTAGGCTCTTTCTCGACCTCATACCCGAACTGGTGCATGTTGACGAGGGTTTTGATTGCTTCGTTTTTTGTATCATCAAACCATTTATAGAAATCTGAATTTCTTTCTTCATCTCCCCAATACCTAATCAAATAGTATATTTCACTATTTAAATTATATTTATGTTCCTCATACCAATCTGCCACATATTGTGGAACGACTGGTTTCGGGAAGAATGAGTCATATAGGTCTTCTGCGTACGATACAGAAATCTTCCCTACCTTCGATAGCGTTTGTATTGCTTCTTGTCTAGTCATCAATTTCCTCCATTTCAACCTTGTATTTTCTTGCATTGCGATATTTAACACCTCGCAAACGGTGTAATTCATTAATCGCATCGTTCTTGTTGTTGAAGATATGCTCACTGTCTTCCATATTGTCGTAGTAAACTATAACTTTGTATTTCATATCATCCCTCGGTTCTGTCCCCATAGATTACTGTGGCAGTATATTTAACGTAGTCGTTGCCATCTTCCCAATCTGCGGTTAGTCTTACATCTATCAGTTCCTTGTTGTAGCCTTCTATCCAGGCGTTAATTTCTTCGTCAAGCGTGTCAGTGTCATATAGTTTGTCAAAAAATTTCACTTTGCGTTTCATATTTCTAATTCCCATAGTTATCGGTTCCGGTCCTTCTCTGAAAACCTTTGCCGGATTCTTTGCTATAAATTGCCTTAGCCATTGCATAACTCGACCATCTTCCTTAACAAATCTTCATCCGGCAACTGTTCTAGTGTCAGAATGCGATTGAGCTTTTTAACGTCGATACCTAGCTTGATGCTGATAAGCTTCATATCCTTGCGGTTGTTCCAAAACCATCTCGAAAATTCTTGTGTCTGATCTAATACGCTGGTATGTCCATAGTTTCCCGGTGCATATACACCAACCAACTTGTCCTTATATCTGCTATTCATTCGAGCTCCTTGATTTCAAATTCAATGCGTGGATTAGGACTGTACTTCTTACGAGCACTTAACTCACAAACAATACTGTCATCCGTCCAGACGATACCCTTCTTATCAACTTTGTTGTAACCAGCTTTTGAGATACTGTCAAAGAGCGATTTGACCAGATTATCAACATCTGGAGTTTTCGCATGCCAAAGCGTTTCAGACATAAAACTCTTGAATGCATCCCACGTTTTGGCTCTAGCTTTTGGCGTGGGCTTCTTCGATATATTCAAGGGTGCTTTCATGTAAAAGGTGACATCCACTGAAATTGGTCCGTCATAGAATGGCCCGTCATACTCTTGCTCGATAAGTTGCGAGCACTGACGTCTCCAAGCCTTCATTTTCGGGTCTTCATACGTCCCGAATTTGCTGAATCGCGGCCTTGTTTGTGGTTTAGGCTCGATATTTAAAGTCATTTTCATGCTGCACCTCAGAAGGGTAGGTCTGAATCTTGGATGTCCATTGGGTTTGCGTTACCGTATGGGGTGCTTTCTCTTGCGAAGTTTGATCCTTGCTGTTGCGGTGCTTGTTGCCCGTAAGGCCCTGCATAGCCGTTGTCATTGCTAAACGCTCCAGACGTGTTGCCTTGATTTGCGTTACTACCTTCACGCGCCGCACGGCTTTCCAACATTTGGAAGTTTTCAGCGACTACCTCAGTCACATACACTCTTTGACCTTGCTGATTCTCATAGCTACGGGTCTGAATGCGTCCAGTAATGCCAATCAATGCGCCTTTTTTAGCCCAGTTAGCCAAATTCTCGGCTTGCTGGCGCCAGATAACGCAGTTGATAAAGTCTGTTTCACGTTCGCCGTTAGCATCTTTGAAGTTGCGGTTAACAGCTAGGCTAAACGTAGCTACTGCAATGTTACTGGTCGTGTATTTTAGTTCGGGGTCACGGGTTAAGCGCCCAACTAGCACAGTCGAATTAATCATTGATTTTCTCCTAGAATTTCATAGTTAACAAAGTTATCGTCAAGCAATTTAGCGAATTGATGCCATTGGTTCTCACCGCCATGGAAAGTTAGTGAAAGATTGACTTTGTAAGGCTCAGCGGGTTTGCTAGGCAATTCCTCGACTGGTTTAGTGTCTTCGATAACCTCACCAGTTTCAGCGTTAACCGCTTTGATTTCCTCGTTTGCTGACTGTTGGGCCACGGCTTCGATTTCTGCCAAGCGTGCCGCTTCTGCTTTTTCTTTAGCTTCTGCTCGTTGCTTGCGCTCAATAGCTGCGTCACGGTCCTTTTTCATTTGCTTGAGAATTTCAACTAGAGGTGTGTCATTCTGCAGCGCTCTAGTGTATGGCTCAGCCGGTAGCTCATAGTCAAGGGCTTGTTCCTCAATCATGCCCACGTTAGCCTTGTATTCTTCAAGTCGGTCATACTCAGCCAAAACAAGAGCGTCGATTTCTTCTTCTGTCGCTTTTTTGAGCTTCATTTTCTTATCCATGAAGTCACCGACCTTAGAAAAGCTCTCGTACTTGTCCTTGAATGTGTCCTTGTCTAGTCCGGCTAGCTCGCACTTACTTTCAAAGACTGACCTAACGTGGTCGATTCGCAGCATTTTTTTGTGTTCTTTAACTTCATCACGTTTAGCACGCAACTTGCCAAGTAGTGCATTCAATGGCTCTAGCGAGGTCGCTAGTTTAGATTCAAACTCGGTAAGTGGGTCTTTGTAGATTCTGCCAATTTCCTTACGCTTGTCATCAAGTTTGTCGCCAAGCCCTTTAAAACGAGTGATTTCTTTTAAGACCTCGTCATATTCAAGTTGGTCCAGTTGCTCGTCTGATAGCTCGCTAACCGCTGCTTGAATAGCTGCATCGAATTTTTCAAAATCAAAGTTAATTGTCCCCGGTGTATAAACTGGTTCGATTGTTTCAAGAAAATTGTTCGTTACGTCCTTCATGTTCTATCCCTTTCGGTTATTGATTTGTGTTTGAATGTCGTTGCTTACCACGTTAAAACCTGCCACTAGCAACTCATGGAAATCATTGAGTTTGTACTTCTTCAAATAGTAATTCGCTACTGTTTCGGTTGCTTGCCCCGTAATTAGAGCTAGCTCATTGATTTGTTGCATGATTGTGTCATGTTGCTCGTTGCTAATGAAGTTAGGTTGTTGATCGCTTCTTGACTCATAGCGTGCTTGTTGCGGTTGTGGCTGTTCTTCCACTTCCTCAGTGTCTTCGACTAGTTCTGGCTCTGGTTGGACTGGTTGAGCTTGTTCCTGTCTTTGCTGCTCAATCTGTGTCATTTTACGAGCCTTAACATCATCTTGCGTTTCTCGTGGGGTAACGTCGATAGGTGCCGCTTGTTCCATTTCGTCCGCAGTGTATAGACCGCCTACGTTCTCCGAGAACGCATCTCGAACGGCTGCCACGATTGCCACTTTTTCAATCATTTGCCCCGGTGCTTTCTGCCACCAATTCTTATGCGTGTTATAAGCTGATAATTCAACTTCACGATACACTGGACGGCTTCGGTCCTTACGGTACACCTCACACCAACCACCGATTAAGGTAGCTTTGCGAGGTAAGATAACGCCCTTCTTAGTTTTAAGCTCGCCTTTTTCATCCTCGTAAATCACACCACTTTCAAAACCGTCATAGTTTTGATTCTGTTCAGCTCGCTTCATGAAAGCGTCCTTAGACACCACGATTTGAGCTGGGTTGTTACCATACTTGATGAAATAGACCTCTTTAGTGAAAGGGTTAAGGTTGCGATTTTTAACAATCGCTAGCAACGTTTGAAGCTCTTGTGGGCTTGCTTGGTGTTTTGGGTCAACAAAGTTTCTCAATGTTTCGCCGTCGAGTTGCTGTAGGTCGGTTAAATACGCCCCTTTTGTTGTTTGCAATTGATTTTCCATGTCATATCCTTTTTATATACCCCTAATTCTCAAATTTTGGGGGTTATTTGCCGTTTTACCGTTTCTCTAGTGTGATTGTGCACTATATTTTTTTAGGACGGTTACAAGCGATTTTAGAGCCATTTCTTGCCCTTTGACTTTTTTAGGTGCCATAACTCCTTCTTGAGCTTGTTGTTCTCTTGAGCTAGTGACAAAATTCTGTCTTGCTGACTGTTGATAATCTCGCCCAACTCACGACCTAAATTCATGTACTTGTTCCGCCAACGGTTTTCGACGTTGTAAATTTCTTGTTCCACGTTTAATACCTACCCTCCCACCACTTCAATTATTTAATTACTTGTCGTTACGTTTTTTAAATCCAAGAGTTAGTCCAGTAATGCCAGCAGCAATTACTACCAGCCCTAAAGTGCTAGCGATGCCTTCTTTCTCACCAGTATGTGGTAGAGTGCCACCGTAAACCGTCGTATTTGCCACCTCTTTTGGCTCAGAATCGAGCTTATAAGATACTGTGGTAGATTGTGCCACTTTGCCATTAGGACGCTCTACGCTCGTTTTAGGGGCTTTTTCTGGCGTGCTAGGTTTTTCTGGCGTTGGTTTAGTTGGTTCCTCTGGAATTTCAAGCTCTGGCAAGTCGAGGATAGGTGCATCATTTGGCACTACTCCACCTTCGAACGGTGGCAACTCACGTACTTCTGGAATGCCCGGAATACCACCTTGGAACTCCGGCTTGTCGTGAATAGGTGCTTCATTAGGCACTGTGCCGCCGTTCCATTCTGGTTTATCATAAACTGGGGCTTCATTCGGTACGGTGCCGATAGGTTCGTTATATTCTGGAATTTCAACAACTGGTGGGTCATTAGGAACTACCCCGCCTTCAAATTCCGGGATGTCAACTTTAGGTGCATCGTGTGGAATTTCAAACGTTGGTTCTGGCTTGTTTTCACCGCTAGCATCACCACGCCCGCCTACAAGTTGGACCTTAGAAGTTGACTTGCTACTGCTATCATCCGCTGTTAACGTAGCCTTGTTCGTTGGGTTTGTGCTATCTTTAACCGCTGTCTTCAATCGAGTTTGGTACCCAATATACATGATGCGGTTAAACTCTTTGAATTTGGCGTCAAAACCGTCAGCTCGTACATTCCATGATTCAAGATAATCTTTTGCCGAATGGTCGATAACAGTCCAATCGAGTGGGTCTTCTACAAAATAAATATTTTGTGAACCGTCAACAAATTGTTGATTGTTGGACCAAGTATCAGACAAGATAGCGTTATTAAGCACTTTTCGAGCTGTATTTAGACGCAAAGTCCAGTTAATAATCTGTGGATCATTCTTGTCTTGCCAACCCCATTTTGAAAGCAATTCGTCTGTTGGAATTGGGTTACCGTCAGCAATTTCAAAGGTCTTGACTGTTCCGTTGAAGTTAACGGTAACAGGTTTACCCGGTTCAACAATGTCGAGCCATTTAGCGTCGAACTTCAAAGACATCTTTTTATTCAAAGGATGTTCAGTGAAGTAATTGTTAAAAGTAGTTGTGATCTTGCGAGCTTGTGCGTCGGCGTTAGCCTTACCGATTACGTCGTTGTTGTTGTAAACATCGAAATCGAACGATGTTTGAAGACCGATTTCTTTAGGCAGCTCTGTTACTACCTTGTCTCCCTCGTTGATAGCCATGCTATCTGGAAACTCAATATCTTTATACTCGACCTCGAATGGTGAGTATTTACCAGTGCCATTCGGGAAAGTAACCTCAACGTTTGGATTTTCAACGTTGATAGTGTCGCCCGATTTAGTAACTGTAGTATGAGCCGCTGGTGTTTCAGCTGCTGGTTGAGCTACTTCTGTAGTTGTTGCTGGTGCTTCTGCCACTGGTGCTGTTTCAGCTGCAACCGCTGGTGTTTCCACTGGTGCCACTGTTTCAGACGGTGTCACTGTAATGTTGCCGCCGTTATCAGCGGTGTAGACGTTAGCTGCAGGTGGTTGTGTGTCCACCACTGGTTGAGTGGATTCGTCCGCTGATACTGCCCCAGCACCGATAAGCAATGCGGTAGCAAGAGCTAGTGTTCCGCAAAGCCCGAAAGCTTTAGTTTTAACGTAAGATGGTTTTGCAATTTGTTGTGTAAACATGGTATAATCTCCTTGGTATAATTTTCTTGCATGGGCCCTAACCCATGCTTTTTTAGTGCTCTCAACGTGCACCCAACGCCCCACCGTAGAATATTTCAATGTTTTATTAGACTGTAAAATGGGAATGTTAGGAAAAAAGTAATTTAGTATAATTTTGGGGAATTATGGGTATAAGTTACACTCCACGGCAGGGCCATGGCTGCACGCTGAAAGATTGACGTTAGTTTGTGTATTTGTTTTTGAGCCGTTCGCTCTTTTCTTCTGGGGTTTCGACCACCTCGAAAAAGTATTCTGGCTCTTTAGGTTTTTTTCTGGTTAGCAATTTCTTTAGTAACTTCATGGCATCACCCGATTACTTGGTCTTCTGGTAGTCCATGAGTGCGATTGTAATCACGCATTTGAACATCCCACATTGGGCGGTTGTGAATTACGAATGTTTCCACTTGTTCGTTTTGTTTTTTAGACCAAATCCAATTGATAAGTTTTTTCATGATTTTTACCTCTCTTATTTTTCTAACTATGATTATTACTGTATTGTTGTCAGTTAGTAGTTGTTATTGATTAGTGCCGGTAGGCTCTAGATTGTTGTTGGTTAGTGTGCGTAGCACCATATTGTTATATATTAGTTATTGTTTATATATTAGTTATTGTTAGTGTCCGATTTTTCATCTTATGAATTATCATCGTTTGATTTTTTCATACTATGAATTTTTCATCTTATGAATTATCATCGTTTGATTAATTGGAAATTCCAATTATCGAACTTATGAATTTTTAAGGCTACCTGTGGATAACTCTGTGGATAACTTTTTATCAAGGTATTCTATAAAATCGTCTGTCATTGGTATGTCTGATGCACAGACAACTATTTCAAAGCCTTTTTTATAGCCCAAACTTTTACGAAATACCACGACATACCGTTTGTCTTTCAATTCTTCAAACGCTGTACGGTGTGAGCCTTTCCCGTTGGTTGACCTCGTTTCAAGTTCTGACAGATAAACTCGCCAATCGCTTTTATTTATCAAGATTTCAGCTAGTAAGCCTTTAGCTTGTAAGCTCAAGCTAGTATCTTGTAAGAACTTGTTGTTCATTTTCGTGTAATTCTCTTCCGTGTTAGTGAAAGATATACTTCATTCAGTTATGCTCCTTTCTGTTGGTTCCCATTTCTTTCCCTAACCACACTAGAGAACTAGCGAGGATTTTTTTCATAGATTTATATATATATTTAAGGAGACAATTATGAATATCAAATCGTTGTAGTTTCAGGTAGGTATTGCTTACATCTCCTCACTAGCTCACTTCTGCGGCTAGGGATGTTTTTCTAAATGTCCAAAATATCGTGTATTCTGCACGTAGCGACGAAATCGATTGCTACGTCTTGAAACAGATCTTTACATTTACTGTCTGGTGTGTCTGGTTTGCTACAAACATCTCTATACATCAGACATATTGTGTCGATATTATCAAGCTCGTCTTTTGCTTTTTTTGAGACATCCATCGTCTGATTGATGTAAAGAATTAACTTTGTAATGTTGTCGAGAGCAGGGATGCCACCTTCCATCTTGCGGAAGTCTTTCTCAAATTGGATAGCGCACGCTACCAACCTCTGGGTGTAATGATTGTTTTTCATGTTTTGCTCCTTGATGTTATTTAAATCTGTTTCTAGTTTTCCACTCGATGAAGGACTTAAACCCTTCATAGTTGATGAAAACCAGTTTATGCGTCGGGTTGAATACGTAGTCCCGAAAGTCTTTGTTGTCCCTCATTTCTCGAATAAGGTTCTTTGCCATCGACTTACCTAGGCCTTCCCACCGCTGCATGAGGTGGTCATAGTCTCCCCACTCAGCCGTCTCATTAACCCCGACTGGTTTGTATGTGATTTCCATTTTTCAACCCCCTTTAATCCTCTTGTTCGATGAGTGGCAGGATGTCGTTAGCTTTCAGCAATTCATACAAGAACAAGCGCCCCTTTTGTGTCCAAGTCGTTGTCATATTGACTTGATCTTGACCGTTCTTATCCTTGTAATCAAATGTCGAACTATCGACATAGCCCTTACCTATGTGTTTCTTATACAAAATCCATTGACCGTTGACCTTGTACTGAACACCTAAATCATGCAAGATTGCATTGAACTTTCTGGCACTCATGCCGTAATCTGCCGCAATCTGGGTAACACGCACCGCTCCTTTACTTTCTAGAATGATGTCGAAGTAGCGTGCTTGGTCTTTAAGAGCTTGAAAGGCTGCAATGGCAAGGTCAGGATCATTAAGCAGTTGATCTGTAGCATACATGCCATGCTTGCGTATGGTTGGCAAAACCTCTGATGTGACCCAACGTTTAAATTCCTTGGCTTGTGGTAGTTTGCTGGATAGGATGAGCGAGTAAAGACCTGATTCGTTGATGATTACTAGGTCTTGCTTACCTCCAGGGGTGTCCATTGTGGTCACCCCTTTATCCTCTCCGTCTACATGGGTACGGATTGCTTTAGCAGTTCCTGAGTAGCCTAAAATCTCTGCTACATCTTTCCCTACGAAATAAGGCTCGTTGTCAACTGTTACAGTTCGGACTGCCTTTCCATTAAAGTTGAAGATTTCATTCATAGTGTTTCCTTTCTTTGCTATAATAGTTAATAAAAACGAGGTATAACATGAAGAATAAATCTGAAGTATTAGTACCACTAATGTTAGTGGGTTTGCTATACGTTGAATTCCACTGTATTACACCGGATAGCCATTCAGCTTTGACTAGACTGACTGACATCAATTGGATGTATCTATGTCTAGCGATTGGTGTTGCTTTATTAATTTCGCTGATAGCGCTAACCTATATTCATGACGTCCTACTCTTTCTCAAGCTTGAAAAAGAGGGAGATATAACTTATAGTTTTGTCATTACTTTGGCTATCTTCGTAATCCTCGTTTTGAGAAACTGCTTAATTGTCCTGTCTGATACTCAATTTGGTAATTTAATGTCCTTCGTCAGCTTCCCTATCTTCGGTGCTTTCTGGTCGCTTTCCAAACGAACGCTCAAAGCGAACAGGAAGCAAGATAAGAACCCCGACAAGAATTGAGAACATAAAGAACATGTAGGTCGTAAAGTCCCATTCTGGGATTGGACGGCCTTTTTGCATGAACTCGATAAATTCGTGAATGTGATTCATTTTGTTGTTTCCTTTCATTTTGTTTAAATTCCTTTACGTTGTTTTAATCAAGCTACTAATGTACGTTCCGTTACCACCTCTTTCTTTTAATTTATTGTTGCGTTTCGGGAACGGTTTGCTTAAAAAAAATTCCGATTTCATCCCTACTGTATCCCAGTAAGTCGGCAAGTGTGATAAGTTCGTCAGCGGTGAATGAGATTTTTCCATTCTCTCTCTTATTATACTGATCACGAGCTAAACCCATTAGTTCAGCCATTTTTGCTTGAGTATAACCTTTTGCTACTCGCTCAGCTTTCACACGAAGCAAATCAACTTTCATAGATTACCTCCGTTTATTTAGTTTTTATTGCTTGTTCCTTAGAACAATTATAGTATACCTAACGTGTTCCCATTTGTCAACACTAAAATAAAAAAAATATGAAAAAAGTTTATTTTTGGGAACATATTGTGTATTTTCGGGAACTGTTGTATAATATTCTTACTATTAAATAAAAGGAAAAAGAGCATGAGAAACAACGATGAAATTATTTTGCTAATAAAAAGCTATTTAGACAATAGTTCTATGTCGATGTCTGAATTAGCAAGTAAAGCTGGGGTATCTAAATCGACTTTGTCTAGGTATCTTTCGGGGAGTAGGGTTTTTCCTTTGAATAAAGCTGACGATTTTGCAAAAGCTTTGGGCATGACAACAGAACAGTTTTTGAATGTTAAGCCAAGTTCGCAGAATGACAACCAAAACTCCCACGACATCGATAACATAATAGAAAACGCCATGATGTTTGACGGAAAACCGCTGACTGATAGTGATAAATGTGCCATTCGTGGCATCATTGCCGGCTATATGAACAGCAAAGAGAAGTGAGGTGCTATGACTGAAAACGAATTGCTTGAGCAGTTCGGTGTCTCTATCTGTGAGTTTAGTTCTATCGAGTGGTCTAGAAACGGTTTTCTCGACCCTATAAACAGGGTTGTTTATATCAACGGGGATTTACCCACAGACACTCGTTTAAAGGTCATTCTGCACGAATTAGGGCACTTAGAACACAACTCTAAAGACTATGAACGGTTACGGGAAAAGTATGAGGTTCAAGCAAATAGGAATATGATCCATGAGTTGCTGAAAAACGAAAATCTTGATGATTTTAATTACTTACACTTTATGGAAAAATATAATCTCACCACTATTTGTGATGAGACTTTTGTAAAAAATGAATATTTAAAACTAAAGGAAATTTAAAAAATATGTGCAATCACTGAACCACATTAAAAGCTGGGAGGAAATTTTATGAAAAAATTATTGTCTGTAGGCTTAATAAGCCTTTCCATTGTAAGTCTTGCTGCTTGTTCTCAAGCCAAAAGCACGTCTTCTCAAACTAGCTCGACGTCAAAGGCTAAAACTGAGCAGTCAAGTGAGAGCAAAGTCCCCAAGGAGTACAAAACAGCTGTAACTAAAGCTAAGCAGTACGCTAGTACCGTTTACATGTCTAAAGAGGGATTGCGTGCTCAACTAGTAAGTTTTGATAAATACTCTCAAGAGGCCGCTGACTATGCTGTAGAGAATTCTGGTATTGATTACAACAAACAAGCTGTTGAAAAAGCGAAGCAATATCAAGATACTGTGGCTATGTCTCCAGACGCAATACGTGATCAATTGGTAAATTTTGACAAATTCACACAAGAAGAAGCTGACTACGCTGTCCAAAATCTGAAATAAAACAAAAAAGCCCTATAATCTCCCTCGCCAAAGTTTGATTATAGAGCAGCATCACAGAAAAATCGTGTAAACTGAGAGCAGTCTTACAAGTCTTTTTCTGTACCCATTTTACCAAATAATAGGAGATATGACAATGTGGGCAGAACAATTACCGAATGGAAAATATAAATATTTTGAAAGATACAAGGACGCTTACACTGAGAAATGGAAACGGGTATCTGTAACGCTTAACAGTGGGTCAAATCGAGCAAAGAAAGAAGCTCAACGCTTACTGGATGATAAGATAGCCCAGAAAATAGAATCATCAAACACTACCAATGTATCATTCCATAATGCTTTCAATGAGTGGTGGGAGTTCCACCAAAAGCAGATTAAGTTAAGCTCAATCAAGAGCCTTGCAGCATCCGTTAAGCGAATATCTGACGCTATTGAACAAGGAACTATCCTGTCAAATATCAATGTCAGACTTATCCAATCCTTACTAGACACCGAAGACTGGACAGATTCACAAAAATATCGTGCCAAGACCGTACTAAATACATTCTTCGATTACGCTATGGATCAACAACTTATAACCGATAACCCATCACGAAAAGCCCGACTGCCAAAGAAGACCAATAAACTTGAGAAACAGCAAGCTGCCAAGAATAAGTACTTAGAACCAGACGAATACAGTCGCTTATTGAAAGAACTCTACCGAAAGGATATAACACTGAGATACGCTCTAGCGTGTGAGTTTATGCTCTTGAATGGTTGCCGTATTGGTGAACTGGCTGGTCTGACTGTTTCAGATTACCACAAAGAGACACGCTCTTTGGATATCCACACCTCATTCAACAGATACATTCCAGAAAACGAGGGAACAAAAACAGTCGCCAGTTACCGAACTACCTACCTCACTAATCGAGAGATGGAAATCATTGACCAGATACTAGAATTGAAAGAGTTAAGCGAATCAACCAATCCAGATTGGCATCATAGCGATAAAATCTTCACGACCAACACTGGCAAGCCTATCCACAGCACAATCCTAAGTGCATCACTCCAACGAGCTAACACCAGACTGAAAACACCTATCGACAAGCATCTATCCCCTCACATCTTTAGACACACCACAATAAGCATACTAGCTGAAAACAACGTGCCACTAAAAACTATCATGGACAGGGTGGGTCATGCAGATTCGGAAGTCACTACTAGCATCTATACCCATGTCACAAGGAACATGAAGGATCAAGCGGTCAATGTTTTAGATAATATCATTACGAATAATCTTGCCCCTTCCTTGCCCCTTGGGTAGAAAAAAAGAACTCTAGGTTTAACCTAGAGCCCTCAGAAACGTTGTTAAATCAACGTTTTATTTTTTCAAGTTGTAGAATGATTTCAAACCACGGTATTCTGCAACTTCACCAAGTTGGTCTTCGATACGAAGCA